CAACTTCGCCTTAGCAGCAGCCAACCTGTCGTTCGCACCAGTCAACGACAGAAGCGACTTATCCTCAGCCTTCCTAGCCTTATTCAACCGATCCTGCGATGACTTAGTGCTATCTATCTGTTTGCCATATTCTTTCAATATCTCAGTAGCGTCTTTTACTGTTTCGGTACTTTTCTTAACCCCACCACCAAACTTGGTTGTTGAAACAGTAGTGGTATCTATCGTTGCACCAAGCGATCTAGCAATGTCTGTCCATCGAGAAGACTCAGCACCAATAGCCCTTGTCTTACGATTGTTTTCGTTATAGATGATGCCTAACTCTTCAACTACTTTCTTTTGCTCTGCCAAGGAAGCATTAACATCATCCAACTGTTTCTTGGTGTCTGCTGGTGTAGAGACACGAAGTTCCGTGCCAGCGATCCCGTTAATAAAACCAAATAAAATACTGATTGGCAAGAACAACAACTGAAGCGCATTAGTTACACCATCCGCAAAATCATAAAACTCTGCTTTCATTTCAAGCAACTTCAACTTTATTTGCGCACCTGTATATCCAAGATTGTCTGCAAAAGCATCCAAAGCACCGGACAAACCTCCAGTTCCGAACGCACCAATCGCAGCCTGAACAGCGTTCGGAAGGTTAAGCATCACATCTTTGAATCGGTCACTATTCAGAATCGCATAACCAATAGATTCAACCGCTTCACCGATGATGATGTTCAGTCGCTTTAATTGGCCTTCAAAAGTATTCGCAGCAACCGTAGAAGCACCGCCGAACTGCTTGGTCAGAACTTCCTGAGCAGCAGCGAAATCTTTTGTCTTAACAATGTTGGCATCAAGTGGGATACCAAGTTTGGTGAACGCACCAACATTCCCATTCACGCCCTTAGCCAAAGCCAAGGTGACGGTCTCAAGTTCCTTACCTGAACCAGCAGAGATGTCCAATGCCAAACCAAGCAACTCTTGAGCCTTAATCGAATCGCCAGTTGCACGAGTCAACGTGGCGATAGCAGGCCTCAACTGGTCATCAGCAATACCAGTAGCCCGTTGAGTGACATCAATGTATTCCTCAACCTGGCGAATCTGGGCAGTTGTAGCACCAGTAGTTTTGACAAGTTGGTCAGCTAGGAGGGCTTGGGATTTTTGGTCTTCGGCTGCTGCTTGAGCTGCTTTGAACAAGCCTGCTGCGATAGCACCGGTGGCAGCAGCACTAGCGATAGCAACCTGTTTGAACGATGGAAGGCTTAACCCAAGTTTTTTCCCTAATGCGCCTAGTTCCCCGCCAACTGATTTGATGCCTTTGGTGGCACCAGCAACATCGGAAATAAACTTAACAACGAACGTCCGCTCACCAGCCATGCGACGATTCTACTCAATTACAGACAACCCATTCCGCAGAGTCCTGAACTCATCTAGCATCGCTGAATATAAGTCCTTGCCCGATAGACCATCCCAACGAGAAATATCTACAGGCGCATTCCACCAAGCCTCAGACAACACCTCTGCACCAGCACGACGTGGACGAGGCTGACGCACCTGCTTCGAGCGAGGCGACACAGGATTAGATGCAACCTCAACATCCAACCTGAACGACGAATCCAACAACACACCATGACCTTCATGGAACTCAAACGGTTGATCAGGTGCATGTTGTGGCAGATAGAAAATACGAGCAGGGTCTTTAGTCTGAGGGTCACCAACCAACCCGATACGGTCATGCAACTCAGCCCACACCACCCGCCACAACGAAGCAGGAACCTTCTCCGCTAACGGTAGAACAAGGTGATAGTGAGGGTCATCTAGACGATGCGAATAGGTGGAATAGGCGAACCATTCCAAACCGTCAAGACGTGCATGGTCAAACGCTTCACCGTCCATGTCCACAACCAACGCCTCAACGAACCTGACATTACGGTTACCTCTAGTAGTGCCAGCGTCATACTCAACCGGAGACCACAAAGCACCAGACACCTTGTCAGGGTTTTCCTCATGGAACGACAACAGCTCTTTGAGTTGTTCCCACGACGAAGCCAATGGCTTCGGATAAATAGACTTCACATTCTTAAACAGAACTGCCATAACCCCTCCTCCTAGAAGGGTACCCGAAAGTCAGCCGAAGTCAAGCACCATTCTTAAAGGCTTTAATCCTTTACGAAAATCATGCCACTACTGGTCTGATTCCAAACACCACCAGCCTCAGCACGGGCTTTAGCAATAGCAGCCTTATCACCAGCCAACTTGACCAAGACTCGATCAATCGCATCCAAATACTCCTTGGCGATATTCTCTTTTTCCTTCCGGACAGTAGGCCAAAAAAAATAACCAGAACGACCACGATGTCTTAAGAACTGCTTGGTTCTTGGTGTAGCTCCACCACCAAACTCAGCACCAAAGAACACATCACCCCTGGTGACTGGACGTTTGCGATTCTTGTTCGGATTGGATTTAGAAATAAATGGGGATTTGTGGCTAAGGGAAACCGTTGGAATACGGTCAGACCTTGCCTTCATCCCCCTCATCACCTGAATTGCTTGACGAGAACGAGTCACCGTCGCAGCTTCGGCCTTAGCCTTGATGACCAAGTTTGCTGCTACTTCACGGGATGCCTTGCGCATCTCTTTATTGAAGTTGGCATCCGCTCTTGAAGCGTCACGCAGAAACTCTGCAATACCAGTAATTTCAACTGGAGCATTACCGCCAGTAATGCTGACTGAACCTGCTCTGCCTAATGCTTGTGCCATACAACAAGACTACTTGTTTAGATGAATTGCTCTCCAACGCAAATATGCAAACATGGTGAACAGCATTCGAGGGTCTTCTGCCAGCAACATTGATGGGGCGATACCTGTCTCAACGGACAGGTATGCAATCATCCAATGGGCTGACTTATCTCCAAAGGGGCGATCACAGCGTCAGCTTGGTTGCCCAACTCCAATGCTTCAATCTCGTTAATCCACGAATCAAAATCTAAACCTGTGCGCTTGGTGCGATGCTCAGAATGCCAAGCCAAGAAACCTAAATCGGTGAGAGTTAGTTCGGCCTCAAACTTTGCAACGCTCTTACTGAACTTCTGTTCAAACGCAATAAAGTCTGGGAACGCAGCAATAATGGTGCGCTTCTTCTGATCCAATGACGACGTTACTTCTAACGCTATTTTCATTTTTCCTCCGCAGGGTTAAGGGTTACTTAGAAAAGTTATGCGCCAGTACCGGTCTTAGTTACAGCACCATCGATTGGGTAGGTGATGCTCGCTGTAGCGAGGTCGCCCACCGCCCCCGATACGGGTGTCCAAGTTAACGGGAGAGCCTGAAACGCATACGATGGATTGCTAGAAGAAGCAGCACCAGTTCCGTTTGGCTTAACTGTCATCGGTACAGAAGTACCCGCAGCCCAAGCATCGTAGAACAACTTCTCAATCGTTGGGTAATCCTGATGCAACTCAAGTGTGATTGAGTTGTCTTGAAGACCTGCGATGCGAGTAACTGCACCAGATGAACCGAATGAAGTTGTAGCAACTTCCGCTTTTGACAGGTTGAGTGTTACTGATGCTACGTAACTTGTGATATCGGTGTTTGCCGTGCCGAAGGTGACAGCTACGTTTGTGAGAACTTGCTTTGCCATGTTTGATACTCCTGCCTTCCGGCACTCGAAGATTTACTAATGAAACTATACACGCCAGCAGGATTGCGTATCAACTAAGCGTACACCACCACACGGAAGTCAACCATCAGATATGTCGCATCGTTGCCGTCCATCGTGGAGATATTGGAGGCAGACTCAACCAACAGATTTGACACAACCCCACCCAAAGACCTGTCAGCCTCCAACGCTGCACGAACCGAAGTCGCACCCTCATACGACAAATACCCATCCAAAGCAGTCTGAGCTGTGCGTTCCGCAGACCTACCCACGCACACAGACACCACGAAGATATGGGTCACTAGCCCACCACGCATAGCCCCGTTGTAGGTGATTGATTCCAACATAGGCCAAGCGAACGGAGCATTGATATTGTCCGGTTGCTGAGCGTAAGCCCGTAAGCCTGGGATTGTGGCTAGAGCGTTAGAGATACCAGTCTTGATTTCGGTGACTGAGTAACTCATGCAAATATCCGCATACGACGATACGGTTCAACCAACTGAGCCATATCAGGGTCAAGGTATCGAGACACACGGATTTGTCCGAGATCGCCGAATCCGACTACGCCCAATGGCGAGTCGTAGCGTTTGAAGATGCGTGAAGCCTGAATGATCGTTGCCTGTGTTACTGGCTCCGGCACCGAAGGCCAACCGAACACAGCAGTCACCTGAACCAAAGCCTGCTCACCATAGTTCGCATTCACGGTAGGGAACAGATAATCGCCAACAGCACGAATCTTGTCGTAAGCCCAAGTCAACCCGTCAAGGTTTCCGTTCAACGGTTCAAGCTGATAATCGGAACGACTCCATGTCAAGTCAAAAGTTCCGTCAGCCTGAGTTGAACTTTTCAATGTCAACGCTGTTCCAGCGATGTCATCAATCGAGCAGTAGAACGAATCTTCTGCTTGGAAGATTCTTGCCTCTGCTGTTCCTGTTTGC